ACTACAACTACTGTATGGCCTAGTACTTCAACAACAACTACTTTGATTCCTTAAGAATAAAAGTAGCATCATATTAACCTATGCCAGAGGGTGAGAGGATATCTCAAATCCTCTGGCATTTTTATTATCAAAAACCATGATATTAGATTTTTTAGTAATCAACACATATAACACACAAACACTTGGTGTGGCTGATATATCTGTTTATGATACAGATCCACCTAATGTTAGTGCTGCTACTATGCAAATTACTGTTCCTGGTTTTCCTACACCTGTTTCTATTCCATTTAATGTGAATAGCTTTAATGTTTACAACTCAATTATTTTAGGACTAAGTACCTTCCCAGCAGTGACACCATTGCCTGATGGAATTTATTTCATGAAATATTCAGTTGCCCCAGCTACTACAAACTTTGTAGAGAAGAACATTATGCGTACTGAACTTATTCAAGAAAAGTTTGATGGTGCGTTTATGAAGCTTGACATGATGGAATGTGATTCAGCTATAAGAACCCAGTCAAAAGTAGTATTGAATAGTATTTGGTATATGATTCAAGGCTCTATAGCAGCAGCTAATAACTGTGCTATTGATACAGCCAATAAATTATATGTCCAAGCAAATAGACAATTGGATTATTTTATTGCAAACCAATGTGGTTGTACAGGAAACAACTATATAATTAATTTCCCTTAATATGGCAAACTGTAGAGGATGTGGTATGAAGGTGGGCTGTGGCTGTCAATTAATTAATGGCCTATGTTCAGCATGCAACAACAAACTTAAAACTGCTACAAAAAGAATAAAAGATGTTATCACCAAGATTAACAGATTGTGTAGTTGATGCTAGCATTCCTGCTACACTATTACAAATTGATGAAAGATTAACTTACTGGGCAAATCGCCAGTATAATAATATTATCTTCTCCATGAACAATTATATTCCTGGAGAGATAATTGATGATTTATTACATTACAAACAAATATTAACATATAGACTTTGTACTCCCACCTATGCTATGGTGTGTGGTCTTCCCACTACCTCTCAGGTGGTAAGTAGAGTTAAAGTGTTAATTCATAAATAAATTAAACCATGTCTTGCGAAAGTTGTTATAATGGATGTGTTCAGACAGTATCTGATGAATGTGTTAGATATACAGGTATAAACTATGAGGCACTAGGTGTTGAAACAGGAGACAATTTAGTTTCTGTTGAACAAGCCATAATGAATGCTTTGGTTCCTTTATTATCAGGAGAAGGAGATGCTATTGCATTAAATATATCTTGTCCTATAGTTGATTTATATTTACCTGCTCATACACCAAACACTCAAGAGTTATTTACTGCTACAGTATCAGCTATATGTAGCTTACAAGCACAAGTATTTACTATTGATGATATATTAACTATACTAAATGCTGATTATGCAATTGATTGTCTTACAGGGGTAACTGCTTCTTCTGACACCCATGCTATTGTCCAAGCTATTATAAATAAGCTTTGTCTAACTGTCACTGATCTTGCTGCTCTTACACTTGATGTAGATACAAACTATGTTAAGCTAGCAGACTTAGATGCTTTGATTGCAGCTTATATAGCTAGTCAAAGTGGTGGTGGTTCAAACCAACAAAATTTAAAAATGGTTCCATATGTAGCATATGAATACTATGGATCATTAACTAACTTTGATGGAACAGGTGCAGGTTTAAATTCTGCTGGGTTCTATAAGGTAAATCTATGCAATGGCTTAAATGGCACTCCTGATAAAAGAGGACGTGTTGGTGTTGGAGCTATTCAAAATGTTCCAGGTGGTCCATTAGATGCTGCAGTTAATCCTGCAAATCCTGGTAATCCAAACTATGCAATATTTAATACAGCTGGAGCAAATACAGTGACGCTTATTGCATCACAGATGCCTTCTCACTCACATGCTGCAATTGCTACATCTACAGCTACTATTTCTCCAAATCCCCATAGTCACACTGTAGCAGGAGTTACTGGTTCTGGAGGAAATGGAAACTCTGCTAGACGAGGTGATCCTACAACTCTAACTACATCTTCTGTAGATCTTTCTGTTGCTGTAAGTACAAGTGTTACAAATGCTAATACAGGTGATGGGGCAGCTCACGCAAATATTCAACCTGTTATAGCTGCATATTATATTATGTATATTCCTTAATCTTATTAAACTAATTATAAAATGGCTTGCAATCCTGGAGATCCTTGTTACAATGCTTACTATCAACCTAACCAAAACTGTGGTTCATTTCCTTGTGAAACCACAGCAGGTAATGTTATATATAATGGACCAAACCTTCCTTGTTCAGGAATTCACACTGGAGATAACTTAGACTGTGCTCTATCAAAAATAGATGATGCTCTTTGTAATGGTGTTGTTGGTCTTAATGGTACCTCTGGAACTTCTGGTTCTAGTGGTCGTACAGGCACTGCTGGTACATCTGGAAGTTCAGGTGCAACAGGACCTGGTGGTTCATCTGGTACTTCAGGTAGTTCAGGTGCTAGTGGTGCTGCTGGTTCATCTGGTACAAGTGGTGACACTGGTTCTAGTGGAACATCTGGAAGTTCTGGTAGAGAAGGTTCTAATGGTACATCAGGTTCTGCTGGTTTAAGTGGAACTAATGGTACATCTGGTTCTTCTGGTCTTTCTGGAAGTTCAGGAAGTTCTGCAACTTCAGGTACATCTGCTGCAGATGGTACAATGGGTACGTCTGGTACATCAGGTTCAATAGGACCAGCAGGTACTTCTGGTACAGCTGGTTTAGATGGAGATAGATATTTAACATCTTCTGTTACATCTTTATTAATAGGAACTGGTGCTAGAACATTAACTGTTGGTACAGGATTAGCTTATAGTGTTGCACAGACAGTCATCATAGTATATGATGTAAGTAATACAATGCAAGGATCTGTTACCTCTTACAATAGTGGTACAGGTGTTATGGTGGTTAACGTTACCACTACAGTGGGTGCAGGAACATATGCAGCTTGGGCTGTAAACTTATTTGGTGCTGCTGGTGGTAATGGAACAAGTGGTACTTCTGGTTCTATTGGACCATCAGGTACATCAGGTACAGCAGGTACATCAGCTAGTTCTGGTACATCAGCTACAGCAGGAACTAGTACAGGAACAGCTGGCACATCTGGCCTTACTGGTACTCCAGGTTCTTCAGGTGCTCCAGGTGCTCCTGGCCCTCAAGGTCCACAAGGTCTACAAGGAGCTACTGGACCACAAGGTCCTACAGGAGGTCCTGGTCCAACAGGAGCACCAGGGGGACCTGGTCCTCAAGGACCACAGGGAGCTACAGGACCTCAAGGAGCAACAGGAGGACCTGGTCCTACTGGTCCCCAAGGTCCACAAGGAGCAACTGGTCCTACTGGTCCTACTGGTCCAACTGGTCCTGGATTTACATCTATCTCTCCAGCTACTGCAGGAGCAATAGTTATATGTACTAACTCTAACTCTGGATACACAAATTCAAGTGTATATGTAAGTGGTAACTCAATATATGCAGATGCTTTTTATCAAAACTCTGATCTAAGAGTTAAAGATATAATTACAGTCATTCCATCAAATAATTTAGAAACTGTAGCATTCACTTGGAAAGATGAAGAAAAAGATAATAAAACTCATTGGGGATATATTGCACAAGAAGTACAGAGTGTATTACCTGATGCTGTAGAAGAAAAAGAAGATGGCTTCTTAGTAGTGGATTATACACAAGTACATAGCTGGAAGATTGCACAATTAGAAAAACGTATTGCTGAATTAGAAGCTAAATTGAAATAATGCAAACAAATAATGCTTTAGTAACATATACAGATCTAACAACAATGTTAGTTCCAGTAACAGGATTGACTGCTCCTACTGGAAATCAAATTGCTACTAGATCATTTATTGATACATACTATCGTGTAAATACTACATCAAGTCCTTATTCTACATATAGTGAAAATAGATGTCCACCATATCAAACTATACAACCTCAAAGTCTTCCTTACTTAGCTTGTTGGAATACTACAATTCTTCCTTATTCTGAATTAAATTGTCAAGGTAACTATAACAGTTTTGAAACTTGGAAAATATCATTAGTAGATCAGTATGGAAATGCATATATTGCAGATCAAAATTATTACTTTGATATTGGATATGATTATACATATCAAACTGATATACCTCCATATTATGAGTCAGGAAGTAATATTACTACAGTAGCTATACTAGAAGGACAATGGCAAGGATTTGCTTCGTTTACTATATATGCTGTAGAAACATGTCCTTATTCATCAGCCTGTGATGGTAGTTGTTTTAGCACTAATACTAACATAACTGAACTAACTAATACAACTGGTGTACCTGGAAACTGTTCATTACCACCAACTCCACCAGTAACTACAACTACAACTACTAGTGCATATATTCCTGTAACAGGATTAAGTTGGGCTAATTCATCTAATGCAACTGGTGTACCTTCTTGTCAACCTTCAGGATGGGCTATATCAAATCAAAATTTAAGAATTAGATATAATATAGCAAATTCTATAAATTGTGGAGGAACTTGTGGTATAACACAAACAGGAGTAGCAACTGCAACAATTACAGTGGGTGGACTAAATACATATTTAGGTTTAGATTTTACTGGTATAGGAGAACGAGAACAATCAAACTTTGAAAAAATAAAGTTTACATTAAATGGTGGATCGTATTCAAATGTAGAGTTAGCAAATGCACATGCTCCTGGTGGTAATAAAGAATGTAAAATGGGACCTGTTGTAAAACAATATTTAGTACCTCCTCCATATTTATTAATAGCTTATACTGTTTATACATTAACAATAGACTTTACAACTGCTGATAGTTTATATCATAAAGATGCATACTATGAAGTAAATTTAAAATTTACATAAACCAATATGACAGTATTAATAACACTTACCCTAGCAGGATCTGATACAGGTCCATTCAACTTATACTCAAATGCAGATGGTTACACAATAGCATTTGAAACTGGTGTTTCTAGAGCAGCTCTTGTTGCTGGATATACTTCAAGCTTAGCTCCAGAAGGGACTACAGAAGTTCTTGTAAGATCTACAGGAGTTTGTCAAAGAGACCTTTACTTAATTGTATCTGGAGCTCCAACAACCACCACCACTTCTACAAGTAGCACAAGCACAACTTCTACATCTACAACTCTTAATCCAGAGGATTATTATTTAGCTGATATAGGACGTTATGCTGGATATGATGGATGTCCTACAGGTTCAATTTTAAGAATATACTTAGATGCTTCTGACTATGCATTGTTTGTAGCCAATGGTGACTCATTTGCAGGCCTAGGAGGAGGTGCTCCTACAACTTGTACAGCAATTGCTAGAAACGCTGTAGGTGCTCCTATCACTGCTTTATTCTATGATTCAGAGAATATATCTTGGAATATTACAAGTGGTAGCTTTACTTACTATAGTTATCAATGTTAAAATAATCAAAAATCCTGTTTGTTGGTTTACAGGAAGTTCTCCTGGGGTTTCCACCCTGGGAGTTTTTGTTTTAACTATAACTAAAAAAGTTATTGTATATAACCAAAATAGTTAACTTATTTTTGGGAAATTCAGAAATAGTTCCTATCTTTACATTAATTTTTAACCAAAATAAACTACATATGCCTGAGAATCAAGCATTACTGAACCAGCTAGAAGAAATCCTACATTGGAAAAAGAGTAAAAAGTTCTACGCTGACAAGCTTGGAATTACAGAATCAGAGGTTGATGAGTTATTGGTAGAGTTAAGAAACAGAGAAATTGTTGAAGAAGTGGCAGAGGTGGGTAACTACGTTTCTGAGCTAGAGGAAACAATAGTGAGATTTGAAGAGGATATAGCTAAAGGAACAGGAGAGATTGTCTTCAATACAAAAGATGAAATTAAGAGCTTAGATGAGCTCATAGTAAAGTGTAAGATTGACACAGACAAATGGGAAATCACC